GAGCGGGCCGTGGCCGAGGGGCTGGTGTATCAGCAGTTCGCGGATGAGCCGGAGCGGTTCATCGTGGATATAATCCCTCAGTCAGCTTCGCTGACAGCTCCCTCGGGGAGGGAGCCTTTGCCGGGGTCGGCCATACGTCATGCGGTGATTGGGGTGGACTTCGGCGGCGGGTCGAGCGCGCACGCGTTTTGCTGCATGGGGTTTGCGACCGGGGGCGGGCGCGCCGGGGCGCGCCCCTACGGGGATGGCGGGCCTGCGCTGGTGGTGCTGGACGAGTACCACGAGAAGCAGGCCCTGACGCCTGACAAGCTGGCCGAGGCCTTCGTGGATTTTGTGCGCAGGTGCAAGGCGCGGTGGCTGGTGACGGACTGCTGGTGCGACTCCGCGGAGCAGACGCTGATCAACGGGCTGAGGAGCGCGGCGGCCTCGGCAGGGCTGGGGCTGAATATCGGCAACGCCTTAAAAAAGCCGATCAACGACAGGATAAGGGCGACGTGCATTCTGATGGGTGCGGGTCGCTTTTTTGTGGCGCGGAATTGCGTGGAGACCATCGACGCGCTGAGAAACGCGCTGTGGGACAGCGATCACGTCACCGAGGACGTGCGGCTGGACGACGGGACGACGAATATCGACAGCCTGGACGCGATGGAGTACAGCTTCGAGCGGGAGATTACGGCGCTGATCGATGGGTGGAGGCCGACGATATGAGTGAATGGACAAGCGTTGACACGGCCCGGCCTGTGGAGAGGGAAAACCCGGCGACCCGTGATTATTGCGAGGTTATCTGCGCGGTGGACTTCGGAGGAAAACCACGACGCCGGGATGTGCGCGTGTACAAATACGGCGGCGGGCATTTTTGGAATGGGACGCAGGTCATGGACGGCGTCGTGACGCACTGGGCGTATCTGCCCGAGCTGCCGAAGGATGCGGGAGAAGACCTCATCCGTCTGGCCTGACGGCCAGCCTCCGGGGCCTGCCGGCCCGTTCGACGGGGGCCTGCCGGCCTGTTCTCGCTGAAAATAGTCCACTGGACTGTGAGGTAACTTTGCCTTCGGCAAAGTTATCCGCGCGTAGCGCGGATGACTCATGACAAATCAAAGATTTGGCATGAGTCACCTTTCCGGGCGCTCGAACCCTTCCCCAGAGGGGGAAGGCTTTTGGAGGGCGGTGCAATGAGAGTATGGGAAACGATCAAGAATTGGGGGCGAGGCCTGATGCAGAGGGCAGCCACGGCGACGGGTGAGGCGGCAAACCAGGGGTTTGCCGGTTTTGCCCAGAGGGCAAAACTGCCGACGGCTCAAATCAAAGATTTGAGGCGCGGCACCGCTGCCCATGAATACAAGGACATATTCGAGCTGGTCGGGGTGCCTGCATTCCGGGCCTTCTACGAGGCCGGCATCTTCCCGTGGAAGCAGATCTACCGCGGGGCGTATCGGGCCTGGCACGTGGTGCCGGCGCCTACGGTGCAGGATCCCAAGGCCACCCGGCAGCTGTTCAGGCTGAACGCGGCGAAGGCCGTGTGTGCGGAGCTGGCGGGGCTGGTGTGGAGCGAGGCCTGCGAGCTGCGCGTGGCCACGGAGGGCTGGACCGAGGTCAAGGACGAGAATGGCGTCGTCACCAACCCGGACCCGCTCAACGCCTTCGTTCACGACGTGCTGCGGAGGAACGCCTTCACGGAGAAGTTCCAGGAGCTGATCGAGCAGGAGCTGGCCCTGGGCGGCGCGGCGTCCAAGGTCTGGGCGGAACTCCCTCAGTCTGCTTCGCAGACAGCTCCCTCAGAGAGGGAGCCTTATGTGGTGCGCATCGGATACGCCATGGCGGATCAGTTCATTCCCCTGAGCTGGGACAATGCCCGGGTGTATGAGGGCGTGTTCGTGTCCCGGACGGTGAAGGGCGGCTATTATTTTACCCGGCTGGAGTGGCACCGGTGGATCGGCGGGGCCTACGTCATCACCAACGACCTGTACCGCTCCGACATCCAGCGGGGCGCGATCTCCGAGAACCAGGACATACTGGGTGTGAAGTGCGGCGCGGAGGAGCTGGCGCGCATCTACCCCGGTCTGGAGCCTGAGACCGTGGTGCCGGTGGACGACAGCCTGTTCACCTACTGGCGGACGCCCATCGCCAACAACCTGGACGACAACAGCCCCCTGGGCGTGTCGGTCTATGGCAACGCCCTGGAAACGCTCCACGCCATCGACATCTGCTACGACAGCCTGGTCACCGAGTTCCGGCTGGGGCGGAAGCGGATCGTCGTGCCGGCGCGGTTCCTGCGCAGCGTGGTGGATCCCCAGACGGGCCTGACCCGGCGCTACTTCGACCCCACCGACGAGGCCTTCGTGGGCGTGGCTGACGACGACGGGACCGCGGGCATCCACGACATCTCCGCCGAGCTGCGCGTCGAGGAGCACGTGGCGGCGCTGAACGCGCTGCTGAGCGTGCTGTGCCTGCAGCTGGGTTTCAGTGCGAACACCTTCAGCTTCGACACCTCCGGCGGGCTCAAGACGGCCACCGAGGTGGTCAGCGAGAACAGCAAGACCTTCAAGACGGTCAAGACTGTGCAGAACCAGCTGCGGCCGGCGCTTGAGCACCTGGTGAAGAACATCATCGACGTGGCCGTACTCTATGACATGACATGGCAGGGCCAGAGCGTGGCCAGCCTGGTTGCCGGCGGCTATGAGGTGAAGGTCACCTTCGACGACGGCGTGACCCAGGACCGGCAGACGAACATCAACGAGGGTGTCATGCTGGTGGACGCGGGCCTGCTGAGCAAGTTCACGTTCCTGACCGACCGGAAGTACGGGCAGGGGCTGACGGAGGCCGAGGCCCTGGCCGAGCTGGACAGGATCCGGGGCGAGCAGCAGCCGGCGGTGGCGGACGACGACAGCTTCTTTAAGCGGGAGTGAACTCCCTCAGACCCGCTGCGCGGGCCAGCTCCCTCGGGGAGGGAGCCTTTTGGGGTGATGCGATATGGCAAGGATCGATGAATTAGACGCGATGGGCGACGCCATCGGCAGGACCTATGCCGACTGCGTGGACAGGGCGGCGCGGTTTTCAAATCTTTGATTTGAAAATCCGCGGTTTCGGCCATGAGCCGAAACTGGCTTGCCCGAATCAAAGATTCGGGCAAGCCACCTCTGCTGGTGAACCTGGCACGGCACTTCAAGTACCTCCAGCCCGGCGAGGAGCCCGGCGGGGCCTTCCAATGGCAGGCGAAGAAGCTGGCGGAGCTGGGACAGGTGAACCGGGAGAGCCTGCAGATCATCCGGCGGATGCTGGGCGATGTGCCCACGGAGCTGGCGGACGGCCTGGAGCAGGCCATACTGGACGCCCTGGCGGACATCGAGGAGCCGCTGCGGAAGGCGGCGGCGGAGGGCCTGATGGGCATCTCCACAGCTCCACCTGGACCGGATCCACGAGCCATGCGGGCTTTTCGGTTGTACTACGGCCAGAGCTTGGACGGCATGAACCTGGTGAACAGCCGGATGCTGCAAAGCACCGCCGAGGCCTACAGGGGCATGGTGGCCGACATCACCAACGAGTTGGCACGGGCACAGGCCATCTCCAACGCTGCCACAGCTGAAACGCTCTCAGGCGTGGAGAGTTTCAACAGTGCGTTGAAGGTGGCCACCGACAGGCTGCTGGACACGGGCCTGACCGGCTTCGTAGACGGCGGCGGCCATAAGTGGCATCCTGAGACCTACGTGGCCATGACGATACGCAGCACCTACCACAATGTCAGCCGCGCGGCGTTCTGGGAGCGGAACGAGGAGTACGCGAACGACCTTTATCTGGTGAGCCAACACCCGGGGGCGCGTCCGCTGTGCTATCCCTAGCAGTGCAAGGTGATCAGCCGGAAGGACAATGCCCGGGACGTGACCGACGGGGCCGGGAACCCGGTGCACGTGTACGCCCAGAGCGAGACGACCTACGGCGAACCCGCGGGGCTGTTCGGCATCAACTGCGGACACCACCCGATGCTGTTTGTGCCGGGGGCCACGATGGTGCCGGAGCTGCGGCAGGACGAGGACGAGAACGCGCGGCAGTATGCCGAGAGCCAGAAGCAGCGCGGGCTGGAGCGGGAGTTCCGCAAGGCCCGGCTGGACCTGGACGTGGCGAAGGCGCAGGACGCTGACAAAAGTGAATTGGACCGGCTACGCGGGCGGCTGCGGGACGCCGACGCGAAGCTGGATCAGTTCGAGCAGGACACGAGGCGCAGGCGACGCCGTGAGCGCGAGTACGCGCCGGTGAACGCGAAGTGGCCGGAAGAGAGGCAGAATGGACAGAGTACAAATAGCGGGGCGGTCAGTGGGGCAAAGAAAACACCAGGGTGGCAGGACAGGCATGCAGAGCGATACTATGAAGAGGTTCGACACCGGAAACCGGGCGTAGATGCTTCTAAGATTGCCAAGCATACCGAATTCACGGAAGAACAGGCGGAAGACATTCGGCAGCATATGTTCATTCGTGAACAACCGCTTGAAAACGGAACGAGAATCGCTCGATTCGCGCCCGATTTTGATCAGGCACAGGCGTGGCAAAGATTGACCGAGGGCAGAGGGACAGACACAGATATTCTTATGCTGAAGCATGAATATTTGGAGTTGACAGAGATGCGGGAGCACGGCTATAATTACGATGAGGCGCACGCTATCGCCAATGAAAAATATAACTGGTGGGAAGCGGTATTCAACGAAAGGAAGGGGGCTCGATAGAATGTGGTGGATGTTTGAAAAAATATCTGAAATGAATTCTATTGTGCTATATGCCTATTCGCGTGAAAACCGGAATCTTGACGGGCGTATTTCTATTAATCGTGATACGCAAGAGATCATTCTGATTCAGCCGAGCGCTGAAGATGCGGGCAGCAAATTTGCGGAGAATAAGGCTGTAGAAAAAGCCTGGCGCATAATCGCGCTTGGTTATCCGGATCACAGACAAATAGCTTGTGGATAATTAAAGCCGCCTTCGGGCGGTTTTTTGATGGGAGGGATTCAGAAAGGCCTGCGGGCACAAGCGGTTGAAGAGTGTGAACGGTGTGCTGTATTGCATGGATTTTCTAAAGCAAACGGCACTTTTTTGAAGATAGCCGCAAGTTACGCGCAAGTTAGAGAGCTGATTAAGGCAACCATTCGGAATATCCGACAGGTTGCTTTTTTCATACAACTACGTCCGGCGGGACGATAAACACGCATCGGCCTATCACTCTATCAGGCCGGAAAAAGGAGGAGTTATGGGTAACATCTTCACCAGGAAAGCGCTGAACGACATCATGGGCAACGAGGGACTGACGCCGGAGCAGCGGACCGAGCAGGTTTTCAGCCTGTACGGGCGCGCACTGG